ACGCTAACTAATCTTGCTAACCAGATTACAAGCGGTTTAGGTATGATGCATACCCGTTATAACTACAACTTTGCGCCTCTTAACTTTGTGCGTGATGCGTTAACCAATGCTTGGACACTTGGCGCAGAAATGGGGCCACAGGAAGCCGCTCGTTTTATTGGGCAGATAACAAACAAAGTAGTTATAGGTAATAGTTTGCGTAAAGGTATGAAACTTGCACAACTATATGAAACTAAAGACTACAACAAAATACGAGAGTATGCTGAAAAAGACCCAATCTATAAAGAAATGGTGGAGTTTATAGAAGAAGGTGGTTTAGTTAGCTATCTGCAAGGTATATCTCTTAAGTCTACTGCCCAACAACTATTTAAAGAAGTAGGGCGCAGTGGCATTATGACGAAAGTAGATCAGTTAAATAGAGTCATAGATATTTGGACTAACATGTTTGAATTGTCTAGCCGTTCTGCTGCATATGCTATTGCTAAACAAAACTTTAAGGCTAGAGACAAGACTCTCACTGAAGAAGGTGCTAGAACAAAAGCCGCTGCTTATGCTAAAAACTTAGCTAACTTTGAGCAAGTAGGTAAATATGGTAAAGAAATGGGTGCAGCTTTTATGTTTTTCCGCCCCGCTGCCACGGGTGCTGTACGTGCAATTGAGTCTGTAGCGCCAGCGTTTTCAAAATTAAATAAAATAATTGATACACTTCCTAATGAAGGAGCTTTTGCTTACGAACAAGTAAAAGGCGGTCCTAGAGTATATAAAGACCCTCAAGCCATAGCAGAGTTTAAAGCTAACTATGCTTTCCAACAAAAATCAGCCCGTTACATGATTACGGCTTTGATGGGTGCGGGTGCTTTTGCATACGCCATGGCTTTAATGATGGCAGATGAAGATGATTTAGGTAGAAATAAAGTCATGAACGATGATATGAATCAATGGTCTCGTTTCTGGCGTATTTATATTCCAGGGTTTGAGACTCCACTTCAACTACCGTGGGGCTTTGGAAATGGCGCATTTTTAGCTGCAGGTTCACAGTTTGCAGGTGTAATAAGTGGGCATCAGTCAATGGGAAAAGCGTTTCAAAATATTGTTACTCAAATATCGTTAGACTCATTTGTGCCAATTCCCGTATCTAGAATGGACGTAACAGACAATCCGGGAGCATGGTTTGTAGATTCATTAACGCCAAGTATGTTCCGTCCTATAGTTGAATTTGTCATGAACAAAAACGGTCTTGGGCAAGATATTTATAACGATTCTAATCGCCGTATGGGCGACGCATATCTTGGGGGCGATAATATTCCAGAAATTTATAAACTAATGGCTGCTAATTTATTTAAACGTTCTGACGGATCAATTGATATATCGCCTAATACTCTTTATTTTCTTGCCAACAGCTACATAGACGGCCCTGCGCGTGTTATTGATTCTATGATTAACGCAGGTTACTTAGTTGCTGGCACAAAAGAATATAAAGCTAAAACTGATTTACCATTTTTAGGTTCCTTTATAGGTGCGGTTCCTAACGTTGACAGTCGTGAGTTTAAAAAGTTTGAAAAAGAAATTATTGAGAAACAACAACGTCTCAATATGACTAAAAACGACCCTGAAACTTATTACAGAATACTAGATAAAGATCCATTAGCTGAAGTAGTTATTAAGATATACAACAAATCTAGTGGGAAATTAAATAAGTTACGGCAAGAAGCAAACGAAATCCGCCGTAGTCAAGAGTACACGCCTAAAGACAAAACTGAATTACTCAAAGAAAATACTCTTGAACAGAACATTATAAAATATTTCTTAATAGAAGATTTCAAAGCATACGGTATTAAACCTTAACCTGTACGCCAACAACGCACACCAAGATATCCTTCGTTCGTTGTAACGTAAGACTTTATACGGATGCCAACGCGCTTAGCGCCGCAATCAACAGAATAAATTAACTCTGCAGGGCGGATGGTAGGGATAAAGAAACTATCCCCCACGTCCATACTTTCAAATGGCAGTAGCCATTCAGGCTCAATTATCTTCGTCGGTTCCATGTGGCAGGTCAGGTAAAGTTGATTTAAAGTTATAAGCCCAAACGTTCTCAGGATTACCTGTGCTTCTCCAACCAGAACTTAGTCTTACTTTCTTGGTGTCAATTAAAATATTCTTCTGTTTCATGTAGTCCTCAAACTCAGCCACGTTAATGTGTTTTAGATGTAGGTATTCTTTAAACTTAGTTTTAGATACTTGGTAAAGACTTTCATCAGAGACACAACGCGCTACGAGCTGGCCCCTAGGTTCGTATGTCATCTTACCGTCTTTAATAACTAAGGTATTAGGTATGTGCATATTCATAAAGTCACCGAGTATGGACTCGTAATCAACCTTATTAACCTTAATCACATTTTCACGGACATTAATCATGCGTTGTACAACATTATCGTAAACACGATCTAACTCTAAAGATATTAAATTAGCAGAAGTAGCTATGTCGCCACCTGTCATAGCTGCGGTAATTAAGTTTTCATAAAAACGGTAAGAGTTGTCATTACAGAAATCTTTAGTAAACCTATCCCGCCAACTACCAACCCTGTCTTCTATATAGTTGTCGCCTAGTCTTAATGCCTCTTGGACATAGGGGATACCTGCGTGCCCAAAGTTAGTACGGAAAGTATCAAATATCTGCCGCCCTAAAGTACCACCCATTTCGCCCTGTAATAGATTAGGTTTATTAACCATAAACTCAATTACACGAGCTGCCTCACCATCAGGGTTTGCATACTCTGCTTCTAACTTGCCATAAATAGAACGGTTACTAGTAAGAAGCGCAATCAAAGCGGCGGACTGTTCGTATTCACGTTCTGCGTTAACAGAAGCCTGCATCCTAATCTTAGCTTTGCCATGAGATATTTTGTGAATTAACTGAGAAAGCACTTTACCGTCTTTGTTACTAATCTCATCAATGCCTAGCATCAAACTATGCAATCCTAAGTAACGCCCTGTCATACCATTATCAGTCGCATCAAAAACGCTTAGCTCTTTTGGATTGCCAAAGATACTAAGCCCTGCGTACATAGCTCCTGTCTTAGCGTTACCTGTACCCCCAGTAAGGCACAATACAACGCCTGAAGTTGACATATACTCCATTAAAGGCGACCCAAATCCACATAACATGCCGAATGCATGGATTTCTAGCTCATGCCTATTTAACTCTTTAGCAGCGGCTTTCCACTTGTCAAATGAACCAATTGGTTTTAAGTGGCGTGAGATCATACGTACCATAGGAGATGCAGCTGATTTAACAACTTCGCCTTTAGTCGTAACCTCGCTGTTGCCAATTACAAAAGAACGTTCAGCCCACTTGCCATCAAATTTAGGTTCAGTCCAGCCCATCTGCATACGCATTATTTCGGCTTTTTGAAAGTTAATCATGTATTGTTCCCATTTAATTACGTAGTTTGCTAAGTGCGGTATATGTTCAGTTTGAGGCATTACGCCACTACTAACCATAATCTTTTTAAAGTCTTCTTGTGCATACACATTTTTCATCGGTAACAAAAACTCTCGCGCACCGTCGTTAGGTAACACTAAGCGCATTGTTAAACACTCGCCATCTATCTTGCTATATAAGCGCTGAACAGGATATAGATCGTGTGGCAGAATTAATATAGGTTGTTGGGTGTGTACTACCCCTTTCTTATCTATCTTAGGTGGGGGTGTAAAATAAATACCACCATGCATGCCTCGTGCAAATGGGTTTAAGAAGTTTGGGAAAGCAGGAACTTCTTGGGCAGTCGGTGCCTCCCAAACTGCGTCCTCTTTACTTGGCGAGGCGGCAACTTGGAACTCTTTTCCAAGGACGATTGGGGTTTTAATTCTTCCTCTGTGAGAGCATCCTTCGCATTTGCTTGAGTCTTCTTTGATAAACCAATCACAGGTTCTTGGGGCATTAAAAGAATGGGCAGTTTTTTCTGTTTCATTATGGTTATAGTTCTCGTAGTCTTCTGACATTTGATGGATAGCTGTCGCCCCATCTTCGCAATGCACGGCTATGGTTAAACCTCCAGCCCATAAATTCCGTGACACAGAATTAGGTTCTTCTAGCATGTAACGTATCTGATTACAGCCTGTACCGGTAAGACTCTTCTCGGCAATTTCCGCAAAGACGTACTTAAAGTTATCCATGTTTAGCGCTTTGCGAGTCTCTTCGTCCAACCCTTTCTTTACATGCGCTAATACATCATCAGGAGACAGTTCAGCTTCACCAAGAAACTCTTTGAACGCATCAAAGCTATAAGTGTAAATCTCGTCACTAAGAATCTTACTTTCTGATGGCGGGTCGGTTTTGTAGTTTAAAGTCTCAGGGCAGCGCATAATCCGTGCCGCATCTGCCATCACCGCTGCATCAGCTTTTATTCTTGCTAATACATAAGACTTAAATTTTTCTGCGTAAGGAAGGTACTCAGCGATGGATACATCTTCTTCCAATATCCAATAGGCGTGTATGCCCGTGCCTGAGTCTAGGACTACGGGAGGGGGTAGTTCAGACTCTTCAAGAAATTTATCTAAAGCTACTAGAGCGTCGTCTTTATTAGCATAGCCTTTACCTTCAGCAGCTTTATCTTCACCGCAGTCTAAATCAATAAAGAATGACCGATAAAACAACGCATTGTCTGCCTTCCTACTAAATCCGTCAAATGAACCTAACGCTACATAAGTGTTTAATCCTTGCTTTTTAATCTTCTCAATTTGTTTAAATACATCGTCGAGGGTTTCTGCAAAACGGTTTGTTATTTTTTTAGATTCTTGTTCTATTCCGCTAACGCAATAAACACCCTGCTTTGGTAATGCTTTCTCGTAAAATTGTTTTAACATATGCGCAGAGTCTAAAAAGGCGGATTGCTCCGCCTTGGTTAATAGGTGAGGTACTCATGCAGCATGTATGTGAAGCATGCCTGTAACTAAATGCACTTTCCCCCGTCGTTTAAATCTTTTGCCCGATCATCTCCTCTATATATGTCTTAGCTTCTTGAGTGTTCTTTGCAGGCAACATCCCTTTAGCCGTGTCACTTTCAACTAGATCGGTAAATACTTCTACTAACTTTCTATTCTTATCACGAATTGGTTTGCCACGGAACCAGCTGTAAACTGTCATTCTTGTAACTTTTAGCGCAACCGCTACATACTTTGCTGGAAGATTAGCGCCAACACATGCTTGTGCTAATGCAATACCAGACTTGTTGGGGTCTTGCTGTTTTACTTGATTGATAAACTCTTGGCTGTACGTCCGTGGCATTCCCTACTCCTTAAACAGCAGCGGTCTTTTTAGACCATTTTTTAACGATAGCTGACACATCCTTAGCCGTCTCACCAACAGGAGCGTCTGAGTCACGCTTAATTGGTTCAGGAACTTCAGGTTGTGCTACTTCAACTGCCTCTTCTGCAATGCTATCCGTTTGGAAAACATTGAGTTTAATAGCAGCTTCTGCGGCAGCGCTCTTTGCTTGACGGGCAACTATCTCTAGTTGATCATCAGGTACTGCACCTACAGGGGCAAACAACACCTTTGGCGTAGGAGATTTTGTATCAAAAGCCATCTTAGTAATCACGCGACCAGCGGACACATTGTGTGACGCCAAGTGCTGAATGTACGGACGGAAAGGCCAACGACCATTATCTTCTTTACCGAACGCTGAGGTAGCTGGGAGAACTAACTGCATAACATCACCTGCTGGGTCTTGCGGTAACACGACTGCGGTGCGCCATGACAGTTTACATTTAGTTCCTAAACCGTTATCTCCTGAACCTTTTGCGCTGTTTGGACAAGCTGTACAACTATTTGCGACTGGACTCTTAACTCCCTCGTCGGGTGTCTCTGAATCACTAGACCAACAAGCGGGAGATACCTTCTCTCCTTCTTTGTAGCCTTTGTCATAGTACATACGTGAGGCTTTGTGTGCCATCTTTACAATGATGACATTCATGTGACGGTCTTCAATAGCACCGATTTCTTTGCCACCAGTATATTTACGGAATACACCTCCTTTAATAGAGATGCGTTTATTTCCTTGGCGATTACCACCCGCTACTGCTAAGGTATCTTCGTCAAGACCACCCGTTGTTGCTAGGGCGCTTAGATTTACTGCGGTTAATTCTGTGCTCATAACTACTCCTTTTAACTAAATTTAACTAGAGGCGGGTTTGCGGACTACTATACCGAATTCCCGCATTACATTTACACCGGGCGGCAAACCATCTTGCTGATGCTCGGACATAAATTCTTTAAAGTTGCCCTGATGGATACGACGTTCCAACAGTTCAACGGCTTCATTGTCTAGAACAAAATTTCTAAAATTGTCCCAGTCATTGCAATAAAAACGTTCGTTTAATTTACGGATGACAGTACCGTGTTGAGTCTTAATGCTATCTGCATTAGTATCATTACATACACTAAGCATTGACTGTTCGATGAGGGTCATGTCTTCTTTTAATTTTTTATCTTGTTCTTCATACTCATGAAGAATCTTCTCACGCTCAAATCTTATTGTCAAGTACGCTTTTACTAAATCTTCTAAATTACTCATCTTTTATTCCTAACTCTTCCTTGTATAAATCAACCAACTTTTCATGGCTATCTATTTTGCTCTGCAACATTTGATACATTTTTCTTTCAATTTCAGAGCCTTGCAAATGAACTATCGTCATCTTGTTAACCTGACCGACACGATCAATACGAGCCACGCATTGCAGGTATGTTTCCACACTCATAACCGGCGACCAGAAAACTACTGTATCAGCTGCGGTTAGAGTCACACCATGCGATGCTGCTTGCGGTTGAATAATTAAAACTCGTGGAAATTCATTAGTTTGGAAACGATTAATAATGTTTCCTCGTTCTTTAGCAGCTACTTGTCCGTTAATTATTTCATTGCTGACTCCTTGTTCATTTAAGTATTTAGCCACCAACTCAATGGTGTGGCGGTATGGCACAAAGATAATGACTTTATGTTCAGTCTCATCTAGTACCTCTGTAAGGGCATTTAAGCGTGGTGATACATCAAACTCCACAACTTCATGGGTGTCTGTATAGACAGCCCCTCCCGAAATCTGTAATAGCTTTGTTAACTTTGCCGCAGCATTCACAGCACTAATCTGCTCACCTGCCGCCTCAACAAGCATTTGATTCTTAATTGCGCTGTAATATTTTTTCACTTGAGGGGTAAGTGCTACCTCTCTAGTTTGATACGTTACTGGGGGTAAATCTAAACACTCTGCTTTGGTAAAACGAATAGCAGGTTGTAAAGCATTAAATACTTCTTGTTTAGCATGAGGTCTAGGCACGTATTTAAAACGAGTTATTTGATGCATAACTTTGTCTCGCCACGCAGTAAAGTATTTAGGTACGTTTCCGGGTGCTACTAACCTAGCCAAACCATAAGCGTCTAGCGGTGATTGAGAAGCGGGGGTGCCTGTTAGCATCCAAAGTTTAGTTGAGGGCATAAGTAATTTAGCTAGTGTTTTCCAACGTTTGGTAGTAACTGTTTTATAAGCGTTAGCTTCATCAATTACTATTAGGTCAAACCCTAGTTTACATATTACATCGCTAACAATTCCTACGCCATCGTAATTAATAATAACAAATTCATATGAGCCGTTAAGAATTTTTCTACGCTTATTGACGTCACCATAAGCCACAGCAACGGTGCGGTGCATAGCAGTTTTAAATATATCTGCTTGCCATGCTGAGTACATAATAGATAAAGGGCAAACAACTAACACTCGTTTGACTAACCCTTTTGTCATTAGATAGTCAGCCGCCCATATTACAGAGGAGGTCTTGCCTGTACCTGCCTCATTGAAGCAGAAAGCCCTGTCTCGTAGTGATAGAAACGCAGAGGTTGTTTTTTGGTGGTCGAATGGTGTGAACAATCCGGGCCAGGCGTACTCTTTTAGCATCGGTGAAGGAAGTTTTAGCTCACTGTAAAACTTAGCAATGTGTTGCATTTCCTTGATGCCCCAATGAACCACAATATCGGCGGTCTTACCGTTATCTTTTAGTACCTCGCTTTTTTCAAGATAATTTGTTATGTAAGGCACATAATCTGACCGTACCGTGAGGCGTAATGCTTCTTGTTCTATTAGTTCCACAACTGTCCTTTACTAGATTATTAACGTAACCCCTTACGGGGGTTAGTCGGTCAGACCTGTCACGCCAAGGAGAAGTAGCTGAGATAACAAACCCTAAAGGGAAAAACTCAGTCTTCACGAACGTCGCCCAACTGACATGGTTGTAGGGTCATCATAAACCCCCTACTGCCCACTCATGCCTTACAGCAGTTACTTTTTCTTTCTTTCCTTCTTACTTGTTTCTGATACTAAATTACCTTTAGAGTCTCTTTTAAATGAACGATTCTTAGCGGCGGTAGTAATGTATGTTCCGTCTTTATTAGAACCCCCTTTATCCATTGCTTTGCGGTGGGCTACATCCTTACCTTCCCGTGCATCAGCTTTGCCATTGCCATTACCATCAGGAAGTTTTTTATCAATACCTCTTCTAGCCCGTTGGCGTTCCATGCGATTGCCGTGTTCGCCACGAGTTTTTTGTTGCTGATATTCTTTTTTGTAAGGTCTTGGTTTAGTAACGTAAGGCATTATTTTTCCTTATAAAATTCACATGATTTGACAGGACACCACCCACATAGGGGGGTAGGATTAGCTTGCCAAACATCATTTTCGTACGAAAGTTGGAGTCTGGCAAGGTCTCCTTCAAACGACCTCCAGAGCTTGTTTATATCGTCCCGAGTGTATTCTTCACTCATAAAACTTTCATGCACTATGAATAGTAGACCAGCTTTAATTATCATTACTTCAGGGAAATGAGCAAAGGTCATTAACGCCATTAGCTTTAACTGTTTAGGGTCAGGATAGCGATTATTACCAGTCTTGTAGTCAACAATAAATGCATGATCTCCGTCTATGATTAGTAAATCTACTATGCCGCGTACCCAGTAACCTTTACCGTATTGACATGGTTCTTTGTCATAATTCAGCGCCATGCGGTGCTCAGGATATTTAGTCCCTGAAATCTCAACTAAAGAATCTAATGCTGGTTTAAAACGCTTATAGTTTTCAGCTAGGGGTGTACCCTCACTTACATAGTCTTCACAGGCTTTATGCACCTCCGTGCCATAACGCATCTGTTCAGTAGGATATTTAATGTAGCGCTTAAGTACCTTTATTTCTTGATACTGTCTTGGACAATTAATGTAATCTTTGAGAGAGGAGAATGACCAAGTAAAGTTCATTTTGACATATTACCATGTTTAGGTTATAGTAGTAATTCAGATAGACGTTCATTACTTCCAATATTACCTTTTAAAAAAGTGTTAAACGATAAACTAATGCGTAGATTAGAGTCTTGTTTTGGTAGAACAGAATGAACTAAATGCGAGGGAAATATTAATAACTGCCCCGTTTTTACTGGATACCACCACGATTCAGAGTTAAATATATTCCATTCAGTAGGTACTAAATTAATTTGTTTGTACATACTGTTATAAAACTCAATCTTATCCGTAGCTTTGTCTGCACTGATATACAGAACACCTGATAAATAACTATTTTGATGGTAATGCCTATGATGAAACTGCCCCAAACCCGTATAATTAACCCACGATTGTGTAATATACACTTTCACATTTGGGTTAGCACAAATAACGGTGTCCATGTAGTTTTGAACACCGCCTAATAGACTAGACTTCAAACTAGCCAACTCAGGTTTATCTAAAACATAAGAATCTACACTACTTAAATTACCAGTATTACTTGTACATGGTAAGTTAGATAGTAATGCTAACTCCTTTGCCGTAAATTTACGCTCTAGATCACTAGATACAATTACTAGTGGGAACAATGTATTAATAGTGTAATTTTTCATCTCACCCCCTTGGTAGTTGACCGCTAAAGTTGTACGTTCCGCTAGGCAACTTAATTATTTCCTCATCTGTTAGTGTCTTTAACTGTGGTGAGCAAGTATGAATAGAATCGTCTGCAACCCTTTTGCCACAATCCAAGCAAGTAGTCCACGCTACTGGTTCATTGTTCATTTCTCTTGTGCCTTTCTTGCTTGTTTAATTTCTTCTAACATCTTTTCCATTAGGTCTGCGCAATAACCCATAAAAGGAAATTTGGTTGTTCCATTAGCGACACTACGTGCCAGCCCAATAGTATTTTCAACTGTTTGTATGCTCACTTTTCTCATTTCCATTCCTCCATCTCTCCGTAGTTCTGTCCGTAATGCGCTTCACACGCCACAGGTAATCCTTTAGCCCAATCAGGTGGCTTTGACATGACCTCGACGATCCAAGCACAAGCCTCATTTACCTCGTCTTCGGGGACTACGCACACCGCCGCATCGTGAACTGTTAACACGGGGCGATAGCGCTCAGTTAGTTTAATCATCTGTTGACCCACAATAATCCTAGCAAGTGCTTGAACTACGTTCTCCACCACAGAACCGCCCCATAGAGACACGGGGCCTTTACGTGACTGATATATGTGTCCACTATTAGCTTTCTCATCATTGAGTTTTAGGTCAGGGTAACGTATATACAACCCGTTCGGTAGTTTTATACCCTCCTTGGTTACAGTCAAACATCTGTGCTTGCCAAGGTAGTATGGTTTGGTGTCCTCCCAATTAGCCATATCCCCAATAGCTTTGTCGGCTTTCCTCCATAAACTGATGATCTTGGCGTTCTTCTCTCTATACAAATCCACAATCCGTTTCGATTCTGTCTCGTCAATCACAACCCCAGGAGGTGTTGTCTTTAGTGTGTGCTGTAACTTTAATGCGCCAGTCCCGTAACCAAGTCCCAAGATACAGGTCTTACCCACAAACCGTTCAATAGGATCTTTCTTACTAATGGGTCGCTCATAGACTGATGTAGCAAATATGGAGTAAACATCTTCACCTTTAGCAAACTGCTCAACCACGTCGTCTTGCCCAGCCAACCACGCTAAGACACGAGCCTCAATCTGTGAGGAGTCGCAATTAATTACAACGTAGTCTTCGGGGGCAACAACGGCATTTTTGAGCGTCTTCTTTTTGACATCACGGGAGGGGAGATTTTGAAAGTTAACTTTGTCAGAACCAGCCCAACGACCAGTATGAGCGCCATAATACTTAAGAGGAATAGGCAAACGACCTTTATTGCGAGAACCAACATCAATGAACCTTTCTATCCTTGACTCTTCGATTGTAGACTTAGTACCAAGACGCACCGCACATAGCTGTTGTATAAACGGGTCTTCATGTTCTGTCAACGCAATGAACCCTTCGTCATTCTTAGCAAGAGCGTAGGTGTCTTTGCCCGTAGTCTTGGACTCTTTCATCGGGGCAGGTACGTTAAATGTTTGTAGTAACTCGGCAAACTGCTTGTTGCTTGCTAACTTCTTGCGCACCGCTTCTTCATTCTCACACCTCAGTTTCTCCTTGAGTGTCCCTAATAACTGTAACTTCTCATGCTTTAGCTCGTCCAAACGCTGAACCAGCAACGCATCATCAACCTCCAGTACGGGGTGAATAAACATGCGCAAAGTTAAATCTATGAGTTGTAATTCTTCTTTTGGAAACGCGCTCGACAATACTTGGAAAAGCTTAAAAGTTAACTCGACATCGTTCTTGCAATATTCGCCGTAGCGCTCGAGTTCTAAAGAGGTGAAACCAGTTATCTGCTTGCCCTTGGCTTCGATAACCTCCTTGCCTTTCTCGCCTAATTTGTAACGCTCAACTAGCGATGCTAAAGAGCCACCAACTTCTACACCATGCACCGCACGACCCATGGATAATGTATCTAAATATAGAGAGGGCTTGATGCCAAAGCGCCAAGCAAGGATTGCCCCATCAAACATAGTGTTATGACAAAGGAGAGCAGAATCGTTCCACGGGAGGGTGGAAAGGTATTTTTGGATGTCGATGTGCGACCCTGAGAACCACTTGGTCTCGCCCTCGCCAACCTTGACACCGACACCGATTACCTCAAAGCGTTTATCTCTGATGTATTCCTCAGTTGTCAATTTAGTTAGCGAGTAGTCTTGAGCGTAGTACGTCTCAAAGTCCAATGCAATTAGATTCACACTTCTCCTTAAATAACAAAACCAATAGTTACAAAAATAGGGAGCAAAGCCGAAGCCTAACTCCCTAGGGGTTACTTACTTAAATTATTAATCTCACGGGTGAGATACCATTGCGCCTTCTTTAAGTCCTCAAGTTTGTTCCCCTTATGATCCGCACGAGAAACATACTTGATTACATTACCTAGGTTGTAGCTAAAGTTTTTAGACTCTATGAAATCTATAACTTCTATGCCACCGACTTTGTAATGCGCTGGGTGATTGACGTTATCAGCACCTTGCATCCTTAGTCTTCCACGACCCTGTGTAACGGCATTTACGATGTCTGCTACACGATCTACTTCTTTCTCATGGACTTCGGTCATCTTGCGTAACCTTGACGCTACGTTATAAACAAGCTTAACGTTCGTGCCTGTAGCTAATGCTACTTGTTTC